GCTTGATGGAAGCCCAAAGTTAGTTACAGACATGGTTGGCTTATCCTCTATAATTTTGGTTTTGATTTGACCAGTTTTAGCTAAAGTTGATTTATCTGACGTAGGTGCTGGGTCGTTCATGCGGGCTACATTCTTGATCTTCGTACGAGCTGCAGTACCGGAAGCGACCTCTGCCTCTATTACCAGCTTGTGGTTTGGACGCTCTACCTTGTGACCGCGCTTGGTAAGTTCTTTGCGGACGTCGTGCTCGCGATCGATTACGTCGCTGATACCGGAACCCATCTTACCTTTATATCTTGAGATGACACCGACGTCACGAGCATGCATCTGCTTCAAGTGATCCGTCTCGTGCTTTGCGAACGCACCCTCGGTTACTGTCTCTTCCTTGGCCATCTTCATGGTTTCCTTTTGGCGCTGCTCTGCTTCTTTTCTACGCTTCTCAGTTTCTCTCTCACGCTTCTCAGTACTATCAGTTGCCATCTCTTTAGCCCTTACTTCGTGAGCTTGATTTCTATGGGCACCGACATCGATACCACCAGATCCTGATTTAGAAGAAGTTCTGAAGGCAGCGCCTCCAGAACCTGTCATCTTACCTTGACTGACGATACCTTCTAGTATAGACTTCTTAATGTCTATCATCTGCAGATAGCCTTTAGCATCCAATCATGCTTGGCGTGAATATCGATGCGATCTTGCAGGAAGTTAGATAGACCATTCTTTTCAACAGAATCTGCTATTCTGTATGCCTTATCTAGTTCAGACAATAGCTTTTGATTGTCAGAGACGAGTTCTACAAACATGGCCTTTGCGCTCGGTATGTTTACTTGATCATCTACGACAGATAGCTGTGAGAAGCGACTAAGACTACCAGGGGCATATGCGTCAAGAGTTCTAATATGCTCAGCGATTGCATCTACGGCACCCCAGACCTCATTGTATAGACCATCCAGATGAGAATGATATTGAGGGAAGTTAGGCCCCTCTACATTCCAATGAAAGTTATGTGTCTTGAGATAGAAGGCGAAGGTGGACGCAAGGACCACCTTCATTTGTTGGACTAGATCATCCATTCTTCTTTGCCTTTGGAGCTTTAGCAGCCTTTGGCTTAGCTGCAGCAGCCTTCTTAGGTGCGGCTACTTTCTTTACTTTCTCTTCGACTTTCTTTACCTTAGCCACTACAGCCTCCTCAACTTTATGTACGTCTGCTACAACGACTGCTGCAGCTTCCTCGACCTTCTTTACGTCGGCCTTGACTTCTTCGACGACGACTTTAACTTCAGACTTTACTTCCTCGACTACTGCCTTAGCATCGTCAAGGTTTACCTTACCATCTTTATTTACATCTAGCTTTGAATTAGCTGCAGATCTATTAAAGAAATACCACACGAGGGCTACCGCGACTACAACTGCAACAAAAGTGATTGTTGTTGACATTATCATTCTCCTCCATTTCCACCGCCACCTGAGCTTCCGCTCTTTCCGGGTGGATGTTTTTCAATCTTACCAGAAGCCATTCTAACTGCCACCATTGGAGTAGATACTTCTTTTCTCTTTCCTGTCGTACCAGCAGGCACGCTCAGTTCTTTTATATATGCCTTGAAAGATTGCATACTAGCAGTTCCACTTTCTCAGCGCCTTGTTGATGCGTGAATCTGGATCATGCGCAGTCTTAGCGCTGGTCAGTCTCTTCTTCATCCCACCCATACGAGCGCAGAATGACTTACGACGATTATATGACTTGCTACCCTTCTTGAGTTCGGAAGGCTTCTTGGTTACAGGTGCCTTGAGGTGGCTGCCTGTAGTTCTGTTGTAGTGATCTCTACCCTTCTGACTCAGGCCCCCTGATGGATTTTGAAACTCTTTATTCTCACCGATCTTCTTTGGCTTATCACACTGACAGTCGCCGTTGCAGGGGCAGTCACCTAGTGCTTCGCGGACTACGCGCTTGACTATCTGTCCAGGCGTTGATCTCTTATACGTATTTGCTAGAGAGTTAGTACCATCGAATCTAGAAGAAGCCTTGTTTGGATCTGACGACTGACGCTCGGCGGTCTCACCAGTCTTAAATGACTCTTGAGCAGCCTTCAGAGCAGCAGCCGTCGGAGCACCCTTCTCACCTGGCTTGCGCATGCGCTCGCCTGAGCCGTGCTTTATTCTCTCACGCTTTGCGTGGATGTTTGCCCATAGGCCTCTTTTCTCTTCTAGATTATCCATAGGTAACTCCCGTTTTCACTATTTATAAAAATGATTCTCTGATCACACGCAGTACCGTCGAGGCTTTATCTTCCTTCATAGGTCTGACGTTCTTGTTCTTGTGAGCTACTACCATCATCGACTGCGTCTTCTTCATATGCGCATACTCTTTCTTTCTCTGCTCCCTAGTACCACCGGGAGTCTTTAGAAAGGTAGATAATTCTTTATTGCTTACGTGACTCTCTTCTGGATGACGAACGAGATCGACGTGTTGACCCTTGCCACTCTTTGGATGATATCCATGTATGTTCACACCACCCATCTTTCTCATCTTCTTCCAGATGGCAAGCCCACCATGTGACTGCTCGTCTGATGCTAGGATGTGATCATGCTTGGTGATCAGGTGATGGTAGAGCTTGTGGACACCAGCACCGGGAACTGCGACGGCCATGTCGATGTGGTGTGCCTTACCCTTCTTGATGGCAGTAACAGAGGAGTTAACGTTGCCCTCGTGGTCGGTAGTCATGTAGTGATGATGGCCGTCGTGATCTATGCCATGATAGACGTGTCTGCCGTCTTCCATAGTCGAATGATGCTTAAGCTTCTTTCTAGCAGTCTTATTGAAACTCTGCTGAACCTTCTCGATAGGCTTCTTCAAGAACTTCTTGTTAGCGAAGCCCGTAGCCTTCTTCGTGATATCGGTTCTAAGGTTAGCTTCATCCAGCATTCTTAAGAGCCCCTGTTCTAGCATGATACTGTCTATGCATCCTATCTAGTACTTTATTTAATATATCATTATGAGTATCTGCAGTCGCGATGTTAGTCTCTTGATACTGTTGTACGGCGTCCTTGTCAGTCAAAGGATTACCGGTAATGTTACCGAGACCTCTGACGTCACCTGTAGTTACTTCCTCAGAGATCTTCTTTCTAGAAGTCTTCTTCACAGTCATGCGACGCTGCTGCTCGGCTCGAGCCTTTATGCCGATCGGGTCGTTGCGCTTTGCGTAGCGAGCAAGTGATATACCTGAAGTCTCAGGTCCTATCTTTATGTCCATACCCTTGCGCACGTCGTTGAATAGCTCACGAGCATGCTCTGGGTGAACGTGCGACGGTATACCCTTCTTGAACTCACTGAACTTATTAGTCATAGCGTGTCCGCGCATCTTAGATGCAGACATACCAGATACACCCTCGGCATCCGGATCACGTTCACCAGCCGATACGACATCAATGTTCTTGAAGTTAAATTCTCCATTAGGACCATTGTACTTATCAAGCAGCTTCTTATACTCATCGACGCGGTCTGAGCCAGCGACCATCGTCGCATGTGTTACGCCCTGCTTGTACAGCTTCTTTAGTTGATGGATGAACGTCGGTGCATCATCTGTTGCTACAGAGATATTGGTGCTTGGGAACATTCTCTTAGCATGCTTTAGCTTCTGCTCAGCTGACAGCGGATTCTTTTCAGGATCTTGTGAATGCGACAGTATTATTGAATGGCCAGCCTTCTTTGCATCTGCTAGTTCCTTCACCTTATCTACCAACGCGCCGTGACCAACTGTCGGTGGATTCATTCTACCGAACGCGAACACGTGATGCTTCTCATCCTCAGCTGGAGGAGTGGCGTCTGGTTCACTCTTACCTCTGTTGTTTGCGAAGTTTAATCTACTGAACTCCGCTCTATCTACTAGCTTGGTCGGCTTGCCGTCTCTGATGGAGACGAAACCTTCTGGCTTGACCTGCTTGCCGCCGACTGTATGCTCGAACTCAGTTGGATTCCCCAACGCGTTTACTAGTACGTCCTTGGCTTTCTGTAGGTGATGATGCAGTTCGAAAGCTGACCTATATTGTTTCTCGTTTGTCTGTAGGTCGTTTATCAGTTCGTTGTATGAGTCAGCTTTCTTCTGCTTTGCTGCTTCTGTCTTTAGCTTCGATGTCTCTTTGTCGCGCTTAGCCTCTAGATACTTTGCATAGTCTTTTGCTGTTGGTGTAGTCTCGTCTCTTACCGTCTGATTGATGTATGGCTTTATGAATGCGTCGTGCTTGCTAAGCGCCTCTAGTACGTCTGATCCTGTATTTCTATATGCTTCGTCTGCAGCTTCCCTGTGTTTGGCGTATTGAGCCTGCATGCTGGAAGTATATCTTGTCTTATTTGTGTCGTTGACTTCTGGATTTACTAGGTTTACGTCTGGGTCTTGCTTGAACTTTGAGTGGTCTACGTCGAAGCCAGCCTTCATGTCAGCCAGCGTCTTACCTTTGTACTTTGTATGAACTACGAATCCTATCTGAGAAGCTGCGATCTTTCTACCCTGTGCTGAGTCCTTTGGAGCTGCGTATGTAATCGTATTTGGCGCGAACTTGTACTTACCACCTTCGTCTTCGATGTCTGGCTTGTCGTAGAGGAAGTCACCTTGATATACCCCACCTTCCTTCGGCATGATCTTTGGTAGGTGTGCTAGGGCAGACTTCA